GAGCCCCTGCGTCACGGGGACGAGTCGGCGGTGGTCGTCGAGGAGAGCAACGAGGACGAGCCGACCGTCCAGGACGTCTACGACGGGATGTCCCCCGAGCAGAAGGAGGTCGTCCACTACATGGTGGGGGCCGCGCTCGAGAGCACCGAGACCCCCGCGCCGAACACCAAGAGCGAGAACGGCACGGCATCCCATTCCGCCACGAACAACGAGGAGGACACCCGCACCATGTCGAGGAACGTCTTCGAGGAGCAGAACGGTTCCTCGGGCTCTCAGACGCCCCAGCACACGCTGTCCCACGACGACATGCGCGGCATCGCCCAGGACGCCGTGCGGATGGGATCGCTCAAGGAGGCAGTCGAGGCCTACGCACTCGCGCACGGCATCGACAACCTCGAGGTCCTGTTCCCGGACGCCCGCGCGGTCACCGACCGTCCGGAGTTCGACTCACGCCGGATGGAGTGGGTCAAGTCCGTCATCAACGGCACCCGGCACTCGCCGTTCAGCCGCATCAAGTCCCTGGTCGCGGACATCACGCACGACGAGGCCCGTGCCCGGGGCTACATCAAGGGCAACTTCAAGAAGGAGGAGTGGTTCGGTCTCACCCGCCGGATCACCACGCCCACCACGGTCTACAAGAAGCAGAAGCTGGACCGCGACGACATCATCGACATCGTCGACCTCGATGTCGTGGCCTGGATGAAGGCCGAGATGCGGATCATGCTGGACGAGGAGCTCGCGCGCGCGGTCCTGATCGGAGACGGCCGGGCCGTCGACGACGAGGACAAGATCCGCGATCCCTCCGGCGCCAACGAGGGCGCGGGCATCCGCTCGATCCTCCACGATCACGACCTCTACGCCCCCAAGGTGTACGTCAACATCGACGACGCCAACTCGAACCCCTCGGAGATCGTCGACGCGATCATCCTCAACATGGGGCTCTACAAGGGCAGCGGGTCGCCGACGTTCTACACGACGCTGCCGATGCTCACCAAGCTCCTGCTCGCCAAGGACACCCTGGGCCGCCGCCTGTACCGGACGGCCTCGGAGCTCGCGTCGGAGCTGCAGGTCTCGTCGATCCAGACGGTGGAGGCCCTCGAGGTCGAGACCGATCTCGTCGGCATCATCGTCAACCTCAACGACTACACGCTGGGCGCCGACAAGGGCGGCGACGTGGCGATGTTCGACGACTTCGACATCGACTACAACCAGTACAAGTACCTGCTGGAGACCCGCCTGTCGGGCGCGCTCATCAAGATCCGCTCGGCGATCGTGCTCCACAAGGTCGGCGCCTCCGACACGGTCCGGGTCCCGACGGCCCCGACGTTCGACCCCGCGAGCGGAGACGTGGACGTGCCCTCCATGACCGGCGTGTCGTACCGACGCGAGGACGACGGCAGCGTCGTCTCCGGCACCACGATCACCCTCGCCGACGGCGAGCAGGTGACGATCGTCGCCGTCCCGACGGCGGGGAACTACTTCTCGAGCACCGCGAACACCTCGTGGACGTTCGTGAAGCGCGGAGCCCCGACCGGCCGGGACGCGTGGAACCCGGACGCGGGCGGCACGGCGCCCTAGGTCATGCGCTTCCACGGACAAGTCGGGTTCGGCGAGACCGTGGAAACCTCACCGGGCGTGTATGAAGACGTCATCGTCGAGCACGAGTACTTCGGTGACGTGACACGAGCTGCTCGGAAGCTGGCTGAGGGGGAGGACCTGAACCCGGACCTCTCCCTCACCAACGCCATCAGCATCGTGGCGAATGCTTACGCCGCTGAGCATTTCTTCGAGGTTCGATACGTCGAGTGGTCAGGGGTCTACTGGACCGTCACGGATGTGGAGATCCAGAGGCCCCGACTGCTCATGAGGCTTGGGGAGGTCTACAATGGCCCCAAGGCTTGAGCTCCAGTCGCTTCTCGAAGCGGTCACGGAGCACGTCTACTTCCAGCCGCCGACCAACTTCCAGATCGAGTACCCGTGCATCATCTACGAACGGGACGGAGGTGAGGCGGAACACGCGGACAACGTGTCGTACCTGCGCGTCAAGCGGTATCAGGTGACGGTCATCGACCGGAATCCCGACAGCCAACTGCCAGACAAGGTGGAAGACCTGCCTCTGTGCAGATTCGACCGATTCTTCACGGCAGACAGCCTCAACCATCACGTCTTCAACCTCTTCTTCTGAAAGGATCAAGCGCATGACAGCACTGGTCTGGGACCAGGTCGGTGAGCGTCTCTACGAGACCGGCGTCGATCGCGGCGTTCTCTACATCCCCGACGACACGGGCGTCTACGACGAGGGGTTCGCGTGGAACGGTCTCACGACCGTCACCGAGTCCCCGTCGGGCGCCGAGTCCAACGCGCAGTACGCGGACAACATCAAGTACCTCAACCTCCTGTCGGCCGAGGACTTCGGCGGCACGATCGAGGCCTTCACCTACCCGGACGAGTTCGGCCAGTGCGATGGCACGGTCGACGCCAAGCCGGGTGTCCAGATCGGTCAGCAGGGCCGGAAGGTCTTCGGCCTGAGCTACCGGACCAGAGTCGGCAACGACATCGACGGGACGGACCACGGCTACAAGCTCCACCTGCTCTACGGCCTGCAGGCAGCGCCGTCGGAGAAGGCCTACGCCACGATCAACGACTCGCCCGAGGCGATCACGTTCTCGTGGGAGGTCTCCTCCACCCCAGTGCCGGTCACCGGCTACAAGCCGACCGCCCTCCTCGTGGTCGACTCGACGGTGGTCGACCCCGCGGCGCTCAGCGATCTCGAGGATCTGCTGTACGGCACCGGCGGGGCTCCGGGAACGGATCCCCAGCTGCCGACGCCGGACGAGGTCATCGCGCTCGTCGGCCCGTAGCAGAAGCTGAAAGGACAGGGAATGCTCACTATCACGATCGGGGGCACCGAGTCGTTCGACGACGGACGGCAGACGTTCGTCATCACCGGCGGTCGCAAGGTCCATCTCGAGCATTCCCTGCTCAGCCTGTCAAAATGGGAGTCCAAGCACGAGAAGCCCTTTCTCGGCAAGGAAGAGAAGTCACCGGAAGAGGTCATCTCCTACGTGGAGTGCATGCTGTTGGACGACAATCTTCCGGAGGACATTCTCCACCAACTCTCCGAAGAGAACTTCAAGCAGATCAACGACTACCTGGAGGCGAAGAGAACCGCGACCTGGTTCTCCGAGCAGCCCAGTGAGCCGAAGAGCAGAGAGGTCATCACCTCCGAGCTCATCTACTACTGGATGACGACCTTCCAGATCCCCTGGGAGGCCGAGAGCTGGCACCTCAACCGGCTCTTCACCCTCATCCGGGTCTGCAACGTGAAGGCGGCGAAGCCGAAGAAGATGAGCAGGAACGAGATAGCTCAGCGGAACCGCGAACTCAACGCCCAGCGAAAGGCCCAGCTGGGCACATCTGGATAAGAAAGGGGGGCCTGATGACAACTCTGGTCTGGGACCAGATCGGTGAACGTCGTTTCGAGACCGGAGTCGACCACGGAGTTCTCTACCTGCCGACCCTCACCGTCCCCTGGAACGGGCTGATCTCGGTGAGCGAGACCCTCAGCCGGGAGGTCAAGCCGTACTACATCGACGGGATCAAGTTCCTCGATCACCACGTCCCCGGGTCGTATGCCGCCAAGCTCCAGGCGTTCACATACCCCGACGAGCTGGACGACCTGATCGGAACCGCCGAATTTGCTCCGGGGGTATTCGTCCACGATCAAGGGCAGCCCAAGCTGTTCAACCTGTCGTACCGGACACAGGTCGGGAACGACCTGCTGGGGTCCGATTACGGCTACAAGATCCACATCCTCTACAACCTCCTGGCCATACCCAGCGACACCACGCTGGGGACCATCTCCGAGTCCCCGGCGGTTCAAGCTTTTGAGTGGAGTCTCTTCGGAACTCCCTCGCAGATGTTCGGGATCCGGCCGACGAGTCATGTCTCGCTCGAGTCCCGGACGATAGATCCGGCCTTGCTGTCCTCCATCGAGGAGCTCCTCTACGGCTCAGAGGATTCCGACCCAAACCTCCCCGGGTTGGTCGACCTCCTCGCTCTGGTCGAGTCAGCATGAGCCGGATCGAACTTGGCGGGTTCGGTGAGCCGATCCCCACGGTCGCTCTGCCGGACCCCAACGTGGACGAGAACTTCCCCTCGGTCGTTCTCCAGCTCAACGATGGAGAGCCCTTCATCAAGTTCGACTGGGAGGGCGTGGGCTATACGCACTACGAGGTCTGGGTCGTCGGTGCCTGCGGCGGCGTCGGAGGGCGGAACGCTCCCATCCAGTGGGTCCCCGTGACCACGTTCGACGTCCACACCCCGGACACGGTCTGGAATGCCGCCGTCCAGCTCCGGCGGTCATATCTCTACACCGGCCCGGGAACCGATCAAGTCTGGGTCGACGGGCGCTACGTCCCGTACGGCCAGTGGCACTCCCAGGTGTGGGAACCGCTGGTCCCCGCCCGGTGGATGACGGACGAAGAGCACCTGAACTACATCAACCCGACGCACATCGGCTCCATCAACACCTGGACGGTGGCCGACCTGCTGGACGCCGATCTCTCCTACAACCCCGGGTCATCCGGATACAGCCTGGGAGGCGCCGGAGGCGGTGGCGGCGTCTGCGTCGGCTCCGGCCTCCTGGCCGATCTTCCCGCGGTGGTTCCCGTCGCTGTGGGACAGCACGGGGCGGACGGAGCCAACGGCCAGGATCTGAACAGCAGCCCCACCTACGTGCCGGAGCCCCCCAGATGGGTGGACCGTCACCACTACATGCTGGCGCCGGAGTGGGTGGACAACCACTACTTCAGCAGTCCTGCCGACATGGCCAAGGTGGACATCGTCAACAACTGGGGCTATCTCTGGCCCCTCCCTCACGAGGCTGTCCCGCCTCCTACTCCTGGAGAGGACGGAGGATCCTCCTCGTTCGGAGGGCTCACCGTCGCTTCCGGGGGAAAGGGCGGCCACAGCGGCATCAAGTGGGTCGGAGCGGTCAAGAGCGACGATCAGATCGGCGGTGACGGTGGCGTCGGAGGGCAGTCCGCGGCTGGCGGAGGCGCCCAAGGGTCTACAGCTCGCAGCGCCGCTGGGAAGGACGGGACCTGGGATGGAGTGATCGGGCAAGGCGGAGGCGGCGGCTTCGGAGGGAAGTACTGGCCTCCGAGCGGCGGGGTTGGGGGAGGAGCCATCACCAACATCGCCTCCAACGGAGGCCAGGGCTCATATTCCTTCGCCGACACGACGGTCTACGGCATCCGCCAGTACCGGCAGTCCATACCGTCCGGATCGGGAGGTGTGAGCGTCGCCGTCGTCCCTGGGGGCGGAGGCGGAGTCCGTGCCAACCACACGACCCCGGCCGGATCCAAGGCCTCGGGATATTCTCCCGACGGGGCCGTCTTGATCCGCATCTTCAAGGTCGATTCGTGAGAGGAGGGAGCCTTGGGCATCACCGTCACTGTTCGAGGCTCCTTCGCCAAGACGGAGGACTTCCTCCAGCGCATGAAGTCGCACTCGTATCTCAAGGTCATCGAGAGGTACGGGACGACCGGCGTGAACGCCCTGTCGAGCTCTACCCCGGTTGACTCCGGGAAGACCGCCGAGAGGTGGTACTACGAGATCGTCGAGCGCCCGGGATATTTCGCCATCCACTGGCTGAACGCCAACGTGGAGGAGCCGGGGACGATCCCCATCGCCGCCATCATCCAGTACGGACACGGCACCCGCCACGGGGGCTACGTGCAGGGCCGGGACTACATCAACCCCGCGATGCGTCCCATATTTGACCAGATCGCAGCCGACATGTGGAAGGAGGTGACCAGGTAGTGGCCAGCATCGACGAGCGCATCGTCTCAATGAGCTTCGAGAACGCCAAGTTCGAGGCGGGCGTCGCTCAGACGATGGGAACGCTGTCCAAGCTGAATACGGCTCTGAGCAACGTGGGATCGGGTTTCAGCTTCGCCAAGATCGAGGCTGAGGCCAACAAGGTCACGCTCTCCGGCCCGATGTCGGCGATCGACAAGCTCAAGGGCAAGCTCCACTTCGAGGAGCTCGGTGGCGCCTTCCAGCGGATGGAGTCCGCGGCCGACAGGGTCACCTTCGGAGGCGTCAGCAAGGCCATCGACGCGATCAAGGCCAAGCTCAGCTTCCCGGAGGCCCATTCCGCCTTCGGCAAGATCGAGGCGGAGTCGGGCCAGGTCAAGCTCTCGCCTCTCAACAAGGCCGTCGAGGAGAGCGCCAGCCGGTTCTCGGTGCTCGAGGGTGCCGCAGCCGTGGCCTTCGGCAACATCACTGCCCTGGGCGCGCAGACCGCTGCCCGGTTCATCAAGGACATGACGCTCGGCCCCATCATGCAGGGGTACGACGAGTACGGGACGAAGCTGACTTCGATCCGGACCATCATGTCCTCGACCGGCGAAGGGATCGGGCCGGTCACAGACGCCTTGCAGGAGTTGAACAAGTACTCCGACAAGACGATCTACTCGTTCAAGAACATGACGGACAACCTCCCGAAGTTCACGAACGCGGGAGTGGCTCTTGCACCGGCGGTCAAGGCGATCCAGGGCATCTCCCAGGTCGCCGCCCTCTCGGGCGCCAGCACCGAGGAAGCCGCGCACTCGATGTACAACCTGGGCCAGGCCATCGGCCAGGGCTACGTGGCTCTCCGGGACTGGCGATCGGTCGAGATCGCCAACATGGGGACCAAGCAGTTCAAGGAAGAGCTGATCAAGACCGCCAAGGCCATGGGTCTCCTCAAGGAGAACACCAAGGGCCAGCTCGAGACGGCCAAGGGCACGGTCGTCACGGCGGAGAACTTCACCTCGACCCTGCAGGACCAGTGGCTGACGGCCGACGCGCTGACCACGACGCTGGCGAAGTACACCGACGAGAACACCAAGCTCGGCAAGGCTGCCTTCAAGGCGGCCACCGAGGTCAAGACCTTCACCCAGCTCATCGGGATATTCACCGAGTCCATCGGCTCGGGGTGGGCCAACACCTTCGAGATCATCTTCGGCAACCTCGAAGAGGCGACCCAGCTGTGGGGCAAGGTCAACGAGGTCATCGGCGGCTTCATCCTGCAGTCGTCGAACGCCCGCAACAAGACTCTGCAGGACTGGAAGGAGCTGGGAGGGCGAAAGGACCTCATCGAGGGGCTCTCCAACGCCTTCGAGGCCCTGATGGGGGTCCTCAAGCCCATCGGGCAGGCGTTCCGAGACATATTCCCGAGGCAGACGGGCCAGGACCTGGCGGACCTGAGTGCCAGGTTCAAGGAGTTCACCGAGGCCCTGAAGCCCTCGCCCGCTCTGGTCGACGCGCTCCGGCGCATATTTGCCGGGCTGTTCGCGGTCATGGACATCACCAAGACCGTGGTGGGGGAAGTCGTCGACGTCATCTTCGACCTGTTCGGCATCGCCGGAGAAGGCTCCGGGGGATTCGTTCAGTTCCTGGCCTCGATCGGGGACTTCCTCGTCGCCATCGACGAAGCCGTGGCGAAGGGTGGAGCTCTCAAGGGGATATTCGACGGGCTCACCAACGTCCTCCGCGTCCCGCTCGAGCTGATCAAGGAGATCGCGGGCGCCATCGGCGAGATGTTCTTCGGTGCGGATCCGAAGAAGGCGGAGGGTGTCGCTTCCTCGATGGAGAAGCTCGGGGACTCGCTCAAGCCCCTGGCAGGGGTCGTCGACGACGTTACAGCTGCCTGGGACAAGTTCGTCGAAATCCTCGACAAGGTCAAGGACACGATCGAGCCGGGCATCACCAACCTGCTCGACTTCCTGGGCGGCATCGGCAAGATGATCGCCGACAAGTTCGCGAACATGGACTGGAACGACGCGGTCGACGCGATCCAGACCGGTCTCATCGCGGGCATATTCCTCAAGCTGAAGCAGGCCATCCAGGGAGGCCTCAACATCGACTTCGGCGGAGGGGTCATCAAGAACCTCGCCACCGCGCTCGGGACGCTGACCGACAACCTCAAGGCGATGCAGCGCGGCCTTCAGGTGGCGACACTTCTGGAGATCGCAGTCGCCGTCGGCATCCTGGCGGCGGGCATCACCGTCCTGTCGCAGATCCCGGCGGACAAGCTGCAGAAGGCCATGACGGCTGTGGCCATCGGCCTGGCCCAGCTGGTCGGTGCCATCTACCTGCTGACCATCGCCTCCAAGGGCGGTCTCGGCTTCAAGATCGGCGTTATCGCGGCCTCGATGATCCTGCTGGCTACAGCTGTGACCATCCTTGCCGTGGCCATGCGGATCATGGCCAAGCTCTCCTGGGAGGAGATCGCCAAGGGCATCGCGGGGATCGCCGGTGCCCTGATTGCCGTGGGAGCAGCCACGAAGCTCATGAACGGGCCCAAGCTGCTGGTCACCGCAGCCGCGCTCCTCCCGATCGCCATCGCCCTGAACATCCTCGCCATCGCGATGAAGATCATGTCGTCGATGAAGTGGGAGGAGCTGGCGAAGGGGATAGTCGGGGTCGCCGGTGCTCTGGGCGCGATCGCTCTGGCCATGGCGGTCATGCCCCCGAACATGATCCTCACGGGGATCGGGCTGTCCATCGTCGCGGCGGGGCTGATCCTGCTCTCCACAGCGGTGGCGGCCTTCGGCGGCATGGACCTGAAGACGATGGTTCAGGGCCTCATCGGCGTGTCGGGGGCCATCATGGCCATCGCCGGGGCGATGATGCTCATGCCTCCGAACCTGATCCTCACCGCGGCCGGGCTGGTCCTGGTCGCCGTCGCCCTGAACGGGATAGCGGCCGCCGTGGCGATCATGGGCAACCTGGAGATGGAGACCCTGGCCAAGGGACTCGCCGCCATGGGGCTGTCGCTGCTCATCCTGGCCGGTGGGCTCACGCTCATGTCGGGGACCCTGGCCGGTGCTGCGGCTCTCCTGGGAGCGGCAGCGGCCTTCGCCATATTGGGCCCGGCGATCGCCTTCATGGGGCAGCTGAAGTGGAGCACCATCATCAAGGGCCTCGGAGCCATGGCGGCCATCCTGGCGGTGCTCGCCATCGCGGGAGCGCTGGCCTCCGGCCCGATCACGGCACTGGGGCTCGCCCTGGGTGCCCTGGGTCTGGGGATGCTCGTCATATCCGGGGCGTTGTCCCTGTTCGTCCTGGCCCTGGCACAGCTGGGAAACAAGGGACCCAAGGCCATAGCGGCCATGGTGGCGGCGTTCGGCGCGTTCCTCCTGATCCTCCCGAAGCTGATCATCGACTTCATCAAGGGTCTGGTGGTCATCGTCGCGGAGATCGTCAAGATCGCCCCCGAGATAGCCAAGTCGCTGGTCTCTATCGCATCCACCCTGCTGGACGCGATCATATCCCTGTCGCCCAAGATCGCCGAGGCGATAGCGGCTCTGGTCGTGCTCATCGCCCAGGTCCTGGGGGAGAACGCTCCGACGCTGATAGCTGCGGGGTTCGCGCTCCTCCTGGGTCTCCTGACCGGCATATCCAACAACATGCCGAAGGTCATGGACAAGGCCACGGAGATCGTGGTCAAGTTCATCGAGGGCCTGGGGCGGAACGCTCCCAAGATCATCAACGCGGGCTTCCAGATGCTGGGGAAGTTCCTGGACGGGATCACGAAGAAGATTCCGGACGTGCTGCCCGTGGTGGCGAGGATGATCACCACGTTCCTGGACGGTGTGACGAAGCATATTCCGAGGATCGTCGCTTCGGGCACCAACCTCATCGTGACGTTCCTCAGACAGATCGCCAAGGCCGTCCCTCGCTTCGTGAGAGCGGGGGTCGACATCGTCATCGGGTTCCTGGACGGCATCCAGGAGGCCATCCCGAGACTGGTCAGGAAGGGCCTCGCCGTGGCCCGGGCATTCCTCAACGGCCTGGCCGACGGTCTGGCCGGGCTTGCCGACATCGGGTTCAAGGCGGTCATCCGGTTCCTGCACGGCCTCGAGAAGGCCATCAGGGACAACTTCGACGACCTGGTCGACGCGGGTATCGGCATCGCCGACGCCATCGTCGACGGTGTCACCAGCCAGTTCGGGAAGCTCGCTTTCCCGCTGAAGAAGGCGATCGAGGCGGCCTTCAGCCTCCTGCCGGGCTGGGCGAAGAAGATCCTGAGGATCTCGTCCCCGTCGAAGGTGTTCGCCGAGATCGGCGAGAACGTCATGCTCGGGTTCATCACCGGGATCGAGGACAGCGAGCCAGCGGTCAAGAGCAGCATGGAGGACGCGGCGACGAACGTGGTGAACACCGCCACATCCGCGTTCAGCGATATTCCTGCCCTCCTCGACGGCATCGTCGACATGGAGCCGGTCATAACCCCGGTTCTCGACCTCACCAAGGTCGAGCAGGACGCTAAGGGGCTGACGGACCTCACCAACGTCACCCCGATAACCGCGGCGGCTTCGTACAGCCAAGCGGCGGCCATCTCGGATCAGCAGAAAGCGCTGGCCGAGAGCGGTCAAGCTGCCGCAGGTGGGACGACGTTCAACTACGAGCAGAACAACTACTCGCCGGAGTCGTTGTCGGACGTCGAGATCTATCGCCAGACGAAGAACCAGCTCTCGCAGGTCAAGCGAGGACTGGGTCTGGCGTCCTAAGCGTGGCCGGGCCCTGGGGAGGTTCGCTGCCCATAGCGACTGCCTTCGTGTCACCAGGGTCCGGCTGCGTCATATTCTTGAAAGGAGGTCTGAGTGCTGACGAAGATGGAAGTGTTCAGCAGCAACCCGTCCGCACCAGAGCTCCCTCTGGGCGGATTCATGCCGAACGACGACACGGTTCAGATCCGCAGCATCGACGGTCTGGGGCCGGTCAAGGCCGAGATCACTTCCACCAACCTCGCAGCCGGTCGGGGGGAGGTCCCGCAGGGAAGCTCCACCGGCAAGCGGAACATCGTCATGAACCTGGGACTGAACCCGGACTGGCGCGTACAGACGCTCACAGCCCTCCGGCAGAGGCTCTACGCCTATTTCATGCCGGAGGAATGGTGCAAATTGCGCTTTTTCAGTGACGAGATGCCCACGGTGGACATCGAGGGAGTCGTCGAGAGCGTCGAGCCCAACATCTTCTCGCAGGACCCCGAGATCCAGATCTCCGTCATCTGCTTCCGGCCCGACTTCATCGAGGCCGACACCACCGTGTACTTCGGGACGGTGGACGACGGGACGACGGAGCTCGAGTTCGACTACATCGGAACCGTCACAACCGGGTTCGAGCTGCGCATCGACCGGACCCCGGCCAACCCGTCCTACACGGGCGACATCACCATCATCACGAAGTCGCCCACGGATCCCCAGGAGTTCACGGCCCAGGGCGTGACGATCGACACCACCAAGTACTTCAAGATGAGCAGTGTCCCCGGCGCCAAGCGCGTGCAGACGGTCGACCTCCTGGACGGGGACATAACCAACATCCTCTCCAAGATGACCGACGAGTCGGTGTGGCCCCAGCTCAAGTACGGCAAGAACTACGTCACCGTCGCCGGTGCCGAGGCCGGGCAAGCCTGGTCGCTCGCATATTTCAACCGGTTCGGGGGTCTCTAGTGGATCTCTACACGCTGGGCGGGACCTTCCTCGACAAGGATGTCGTCGACGACTTCGTCTCGGCGATCTGGACCGAGCGGTACCTGTCTGCCGGAGATGTCCAGCTGGTCGTCCAGGCCACGGACGAGAACATCGCCAAGCTGGCACCCGGAACATATTTGGCCCTCCGGGGGACCAAGGAGGTCATGCTCCTCGAGACGCAGTCCATCGAGGAAGGCCTCATGACGGTGGTCGGGAAGAGCCTGCTCGAATTCCTCAACCAGAGGATCGCCTGGTTCAAGAACCCGTCCTGGACCAGCGACGGGGAGAACGGCCCCAAGATCCTGGACTACTCCGACGACACGAAGAAGATCGGCGCGTTCCTGGCCGACGTTGTCACCAAGATGGCCATATCCCCCACGACCATCCCCGGGACCAGCTTCACCAACGTGCAGCTCGACTGGGACTTCGAGGCGATCGACCATCTCGTGATCGGCGATGTGGACACCGGGGGAGTCGTCGAGCGCTACACGATCCCCATCGGGCCCCTCTACGACGGGATCAAGACGCTGGCCGAGCAGGAACAAGTCGGGATCAAGCTGTATCTCGACTCGGCAGACCCCGTTCTCGGGTACGTCCTCAAGTTCTCCACCTACCGCGGCAAGGACCACTCCACCGGGGGCCCGGAGCCCCTGGTCCGCCTGTCACCGAACATGGAGACGCTGGCGGGGCTGAAGGAGGTCCACTCGAACGCGAACTTCAAGAACGTCGTCTACGTCTGGTACAAGGACCAGGTCTACCTCCGATATTTCGATCCTGCCGCACCGAAGCCCGAGGGATTCGACAGGCGGGTCATGGTCACCGACGCCGAGGGCGAGCCCGTCGGCCACAAGGTACAGTTCGGGGGAGGGGCCTACTACGGAGGTGGCTGGAGCACCGTCGTCGGCATCGACGACATCAACCAGTTCATCGACCAGAACGCCAAGGACGCTCTTGCCAACCACAACTACATCCAGGCCATCGACGGGCAGACGTCCCCCGCGGGCGACTACACGTACGGGGTCGACTACGGGCTCGGCGACATCATCGAGCTCGTGAGCCTCACGGGGACCACGGCCAAGGCCCGGGTCACGGAGTTCATCCGATCGGAGGACAAGACAGGGGAGAAGCAGTACCCGACCATCTCAGTCGTATAGGAGGGTGATGCGTAATCACGTAGCGCTGTGGGGCGGGGTCTCGGCGTTCTTCGCCACCCTGCTGGGTCTGGGGATCATCGATCTGGCCAACACCTCGGACCGGTACCAGCTTCTCAACGGCGTGTTCGTCGGCCTCATCACCGGCGGAGCGGTCTTCGCCAAGCAGAAGTGGGACGACGCGAAGAAGGGGCGTGTCAGCGCGGGATCGATCGTCGTGACCGAGTCCGACGAGAAGGACATATTCACTCTCGAGCTGGACAAGGCTCCCGAGGACCTGAAGGACAAGGAGGAGGTCGTCTTCAAGGTTCACAGAGTTTGAGCGGGACGGCCGTGGCGCTCGTGTGCCTCGTCTGTCTCATGCTCCTCGGAGTGATTGCGATACTAGCCAGTCTCCCTGGGTTGTAGGGGAAATTCGCGGTGGAAACACCGCTTATAATGAGAACAACCCCCAAAGGAGAAAGATGAATATTTTCGCCCACGGCGAGTCCGAGTACGACAAGCAAGTACGTAGAGTGCTGCGCGAACTCGAGACGACAGATCCGAATTCTGAGGAATACGGAACCCTCGTGGAGCGGCTGAAGAAGCTTCAGCAGATGCGGGCCGAAGACCGGCCCGAGAAGCTGAGCCCGAACACGGCCGCCCTCGTGGCAACCAACATCCTCGGCATCGTGATGATCGTCCGACACGAGCAGTTCAACGTCATTGTGACGAAAGCGCTCGGATTCGTCATCAAGCCGAAATAGACCCTCCCTCCCCGGAGGAAAGTCGAAGCGGGAGCGCTGTGCAAATTGCATGGCGTTCTCGTTTCGCAAACACGGATTCTGTTTTTTTCCCGGGGGGAGATTTGCCCCAGAGGGCCATATATTTCTTCGCGAGGATTACACGGCTTCTAATGAGAACCCTAGTAACAAGGAGCCGTAATGAAGATACCGACCGAAGTCGTGATCAGTCTTGCCTTCTGTTGGGGATGGGATCTGGCTGTCAGCCGCAAGAGAAAGAAAGCGTTGATCGCTGCCGTCGAGTGTATTCGCGAGATGGTAGAGGTCGCCGATACTCTCGAAGGCGAGCTGAAGTACCTGATCCACATCCTCAACGAGAACAACATTGACCTCGACGAGTTCGACCTGATTGCACTGCCCCACGTCACGAAGATGATCCAGAGTGAGAGCCCCTGAAAGGGGGCTTTCCCTTTTTTCGCGCGGAAAACATGGGTTGTAATGGAAACCAACTTTCAAAGGAGAAACCATGAAGATCACCGTCTATCCCACTGCCGTCAAGACAGAGATCGCCGACACCGCTTACTTCGCGTACAGCTGTGGCGTCGCCCTCGTCAAGACCGCTACTGGAGTGACCAAGTTCGTCTGGAACACCCGCAAGAAGTAATCCCGAAGAGGAGCCATAACCAGGCTTCTCTTTTTTCGCGCGGAAAACACGGCTTATAATGAGAATCCTCTCGCCCCAACCATAGGAGGTAGTAATGAAGGACAAGCTCACCAAGATCAAGAATCATGTCATCCGGCACCGCGTCAAGTACGCCGTCGCTGGCGCCATCACCGGCGTCGCCGTCGTCGTCACGAAGCGGGCGCAGGAGTGGCACGAGTTCGCAGTCGAGGAGGGCGTGTACGACGCCTACACCACCGGCGTTGTTGCCGAAGAGGAAGCCGCCTAAAGAATGAGGCCCCTACACGGGGTCTCATTTTTCGCGTGGAAAACATGGCATATAATGAGAACCCCCCTAAAACAGGAGAACACCATGAAGATTGTTACGCGAATCACCACTGTCGCTATTGACGCCACGACCCGCATTGGTCGCGCATACGCCGAGATCCACAATGCAGAGATCCGTTCAGAGATGGACGAGATCACTGCCCAGATCCAGGAGCTGCGCGCCAAGCGGTCCGAGCTCAAGAGCCAGCTGGTCGAGCTGTAAACCCTTCAGGAATCCGAACAGGAAACCTCAACTTAGAACCCCTACCCGGGTTCTGAGTTTCGCGCGCAAAACATCGCATGTAATGAGAACTATACCCCTCTAAGGAGCACTAATGAACCGATTCTTCGAGAACCTCAAGCGCGAGGCCGAGCAGAACCCGACCCTTGCCCTTGGGATTGGAACGGCATTTCTGGCAGCAGTCGGAAAGGTCATCCAGGCCCATGGCGAGTCCGCGGGTTCGCGAGCCTACGCGCGACAGGTCAACTACAAGATCCGTCAGGAACGCCGCCGCAGGAAGTAGCACTCAGCCCAGATCCCTACACGGGGTCTGAGCTTTCGCGTAGAAAACACGGCTTATAATGAGAACCTTCACCCAACTTAGGAGAAATTGTTATGAGCCGCATTCGCAAGCCCCTCGAGATCCTCGCCGCCGTCAAGTACGAGCGCAAGATCAAGAAGAGCCAGAAGAAGCTGGCCGAGACGACCCTCGTCCCCGGTTACACGAAGATCTACTGCTGAGAGCCCACACGGGCTTTCAGTTTCGCGTAGAATACATGGCTTGTAATGAGAGAGGTAGCTGTGGTACCGGAGACAGTAATGTTGAAGGCTAACCGCGTCACAGCTATAAGGTCCGAGCTACACCAGCGACCGCCTTTCTTATTTTCTTTATCGATTAGTGGAAAGGAAGGCATGAAGGCAAAGAAGGCCTCCCGCGTGTACAACATCACGCTGGTGTATGAGAACAATCTCACGCGCGACGTCAAGGTGCGAGCCTCGTCGCGAGAGGTCGCTGAGAAGAGAGCGCTCAAGCGCAATCCGAACGCGATCGGGATCCAGCAGCGTGCGTAGACGCCGCCAGACATATATTCTCGAGAGTCGCATTCCTCGAGACGACATGCGCCTGGTGCGCGTGGCAGAGCCCTACGGGGCTCTTGATTTCTGCATCGACATCCTCGCATTCATCTTCACGGGTGGGCTGTGGGGCATCTGGATCTTCGTCCGCGAGATGCGGCGTCGATAACCCTCTAGGGACAAACTACAAGGAGCAACTATGAACATCCCTGGGCTAAAGGAAGCCGCAGGAAAGCTGATCTCGGACAATGCCTCGACGATCCTCACCGCAGGTGGGGTCATCGGCACGGTCCTGACCGCGACGCTGGCCGCTCGGGCCGGAGGCAACGCAGCCCTCCGGATCGACATCGAGAACCGTGAGCGCCAGGCGATCGCGCGTGCGAACGATCCGGACGACATCCCGGACGAGACGCTCACCAAGATGGAGAAGATCAAGATCGCGGCGCCGCTGTTCATCCCGCCGGTCGCCATCGGTGTGCTCACGATCACCAGCATCGTCGCAGCCAACCAGATCTCGGCGAAGCGGGCGGCAGCCTTGGCAGCCGCGTACGGCTTGTCGGAGCAGCGCTGGGCGGACTACAAGCAGCGCGTCGAGGAGAAGCTCTCGAAGCCGAAGAAGGAAGCGGTCGAGGAGGAGATCGCGCAGGACCGGGTGAACGTCAACCCGCCTCCGCAGAACATCATCGTCGTCGCCAGCGGCGAGGTGCTCTGCTACGACATGCACTCGGACCGGTACTTCCACGGCTCGGCCGAGAAGATCCTCTCGGCGAAGAACGCGATCAACGAGGAGCTGTGGCAGTCGCAGTACGCCAGCCTGTCGCTCTGGTACGACCAGCTCGGCCTGAAACCGACGGGCTTCAGCGAGGAGGTCGGCTGGAACATGGCCACGACAGGGGCGCTCGACGTCGTGATCACGACCGTGAAGTCGCCTGACGACAAGCCGTGCCTCGCGGTGGAGTTCGTGACCAACCCGAGGACCGAGTACCGCCAGCTGTACTGATGCGACTGCTCCTGACGAAGGAGGGCCTGGCCATTGCGGTCGGGCCCTTCACCTTCATCCCCAACCACATGACCAAGGCGTGCACCGCCCTGGGCATCGCCGCCGCAGCCATGGCATATTCGGCCAAGGAGTTCGGCAACCACAAGCTCGAGCTGTACCTCGACGAGGTAGAAGCGCAAGATCGACGACTCAAGGAAGGAAACCTATGAAGACGTTCCTCGCGTGGTCCAATGGCTTCATGATGGGAGCCATGGCCGTGCTCATCGCACAGAAGATCGACGAGGAGTCGAAGAAGCAGCAGACGACGGACGGGCCTGGCGTCTGATGATCAAGAAGACCATCAAGTACAAGGACTTCAACGATCAGGAGAGGGAGGAGACGTTCTACTTCCATCTCTCCAAGGCGGACCTGATCCAGATGGAGGCTCAGCAGAAGGGCGGCCTCAAGTTCTACCTGGAGCGGATCCAGCAGGAGCAGGACATCGAGAAGATCTGGGGCTTCCTCACCCAGATCGTCCTCACGGCCTACGGCAAGCGGTCCGAGGACGGCGCCCGGCACATCAAGAACGCCCAGTACCGCGAGGAGTTCCAGTCGAGCGAGGCCTTCTCCGAGCTCCTCATGGAGCTTCTCGGCGACCCGTCCAAGGCGGCCGAGTTCGTCAACGGGATCATCCCTCACGACCTCGCCGACCAGATCGCCCAGATCGAGCGGAAGACGCCTCCTCCTGGCCCGCGGCCCGAGGTGGCCACGGCCAACGTGTTCGAGAAGGAGTCGGCTCCGCGTCCGATGGACAGCCCCGTCGATCGCGACGAGCCGTTCGTCCCGACGGAGTCGATGAAGCATCCTCCTCGAGAGGCCATGTCGGACACGCCTGAGGCTCGCGTCCTCACGGCGGTGGAGATCCGGGAGATGGATTCGGCCGAACTTCAGCGCGGCCTCGTCGAAGGCCGCTACAAGCTCTCCTAAGGAGAGGGGGTTCTCAGCCCGGGGGTGCAGTACCGGCCCCCGGGTCCCTTTCTTCTCGCGAAGAAAACATGGGTTCTAATGAGAACACCCTCAACTAAGGAGTAATTCGATGCAGATCGACCTACCCCGAACTCCACGTGAGTTCACGAAGTTCTTCATCAACCGACTGGTTGCGCTCGGCGCATATCAGACGAGCATGGACCTGCTGGAAACCCACACAGAGATCGACACTGACAACATCGTTGTCAAGGCCGGTTGCTGGACGGGTGGAGAAGTAGTCGCCACTGCCACGTCTGGTGTGACCGACTCAGCCGTCGACAAGACGCTGGACTTCGTCGGCTCGAAGTGGAGGGAGCGGAAGGCCCGAAAGGCCGAGAAGACCCCCACCGAGAAGTAACCTCAACTGGAGAGCCCACACGGGTTCTCCTTTTCTTTCTCAAAGGACACTATGGAAAACTTTCCACCCAACAGCAAGGCCTCGAAGGGCCCGCCGAAAGAGCCGGTCCAGCGAGTCACGCAGGCCGATGCTGTCCGGCGGAAGCCGTCTCTGGGGAAGAAGTTCGCCCAGACGTTCGTAGGCGGCGATGCCAGGACAGCCTGGGAGTACATGATCTGGGAGAACGCTCTTCCCCAGGCCCGCGACCTCGTGGTCGACGTGCTCCAGGGCGGGATCGAGCGGCTGTTCAACGGGGCGGTTCGCCCGCGCAGCCGTGGCTCCGGTCCCAACCCTCTGGGCTATGTGAGCTACAACTCATATTCCCGAGGGCCGATGCGCGTCGACGACCGGCCTCCGCTGCCCACGCGGCCGGAGATCTCCCGGCAGGCCAGAGCTCGTCACAGCTTCGACGAGATCATCCTGCAGACGCGCGAGGACGCTGAGGAGGTCCTGTCCCGCATGTACGACATCCTCGGCTCGCAGTACGAGGTCGTGACCGTGGCGGACCTGTACGGCCTCGTGGGGATACGTCCGGAGCACACGGACACCATGTGGGGATGGACCGATCTACGCGGCACCCAGGTGGGCCGGGTCCGAGGGCTCGGCTACCTGCTGGATCTGCCGGAACCCGAGCACCTGGGCCGATGAACCGGGTACTGATACTGGGATATCTCTGGTGGTTCGTGGTCTTCATGATCATCTTGGATATCTGTCTCGTCGTCGTGTGGTTGATCACATGACCGACGACATGCGGAGGAAGATCGAAGTGGTCGCCTCCATGTACGACAACGACACGTGGCGTACACGTGTCCAGGGGATGGACGATGCGATGATCATCGCGATCTACCTTCGCTTCATCTCCAATCCTCATCAACCACGACCAGCAACACCAGAAGAACTCGATATCGAAATCAACAAGAGCCCGGAGAGCTACTCAGATCTCCGGCTCTTCTAGTAAGGAGAAACAATGAACCTGATTCCAACTGCGATCAGCCAGGGGGTGGCGCGACAGGGTCTTCGGGCCTCGAAGCACTCCCCGGCGATCCTGTTCGGGGTTGGTGTGGCTGGCATGATCGGGTCGACCGTTCTCGCTTGCCGGGCGACCCTGAAGGTCGACGAGACCCTCGACGCGACCAAGCGTGAGCTCGACCGGGTCAAGAACCACGAGAACCCGGGATACACCGAGAAGGACCGCAAGCACGACATCACCGTCGTCTACTCGCGCGGCGTCATCCAGATGGCGAAGCTGTACGGCCCGTCGATTCTGCTCGGAGCGGCCGGTGTCGCCTGCCTCGCCAAGTCCCACAACATCCTCGTCCAGCGCAACGCAGCGCTCACGGCGGCCTACGTCGCGGTCGACGAGGCGTTCAAGCGCTACCGCGGCCGTGTCCGCGAGAAGTACGGCGTCGAGGAAGACCTGCACCTGATGCACGACTCGGAGCCGGTCGACGTCATCAACGAGAAGGGCAACATCACGCACTCGACCCGGGTCACGGGCGACCCGTCGATGTACGCGCGATATTTCGACCAGCTCTGCTCGGAGTGGTCGAAGGATCCGGAGTACAACCTGGTGTACCTCAAGCACCAGCAGTCGTACTTCAACCACATGCTTCGCGCCCGGGGTCACGTCTTTCTGAACGAGGTCTACAGGGCGCTCGGGATGGAGGACACGAAAGAGGGCTCGGTGGTCGGCTGGATCCTGTCCAGCGACGGCTCGACCGACAACCACATCGACTTCGGCCTCTACGAGGACAACCCGAGGGCGCGTGACTTCGTCAACGGCCGGGAGGGTGCGATTCTCCTGGACTTCAACGTGGACGGCCTGATCTACGACAAGCTCGGCTCCCGGGCTTCGGAGCGGATCAAGTGGCAGAGCTGACCGAAGTGGTTGCTGACGCAGCTGAAAGCGTTGCGTCAGAAGCCCTGAACGTCGCAGCCGTGTCCCGCTCGCTGTCAGGGCGGGACCTCGCCATCGGGTTCGCGGTCGGCGCCGCCGTGGGTGCGGGTATCGCCTTCCTCTGGACCCGGCGCAAGCTCGAGACGAAGTACGAGAAGCAGGCCGAGGAGGAGATCGACGCGATGCGCGAGCACTTTCGCGCAAGACTCGTCTCCAAGGAAACGAAGCCGGATCTCGGAGGCCTTGCAGACGAGGCCGAGAGGCTCGGCTATGCTTCGCCGACTGGACCGAAGCCGGTCCCGCCTGAAGCAGATCCGACAGCCATCGAGCCCAAGCCGCCCGTCCCGGTCCCGGAGCGGCCCGTCGGGAAGCCCAACGCCATCCACCACGCTCTGGAGGAGGCTCAGGACCGGGATCCTCTCACGCAGGACTACCCCGACGGGTGGAACTGGGACGAGGAGAAGGCGAACCGGAACCACCGAATCCCGTACGTCATTCACGTTGACGAACGGGGCGAGGCGGATTTCGATTCGCTTACCTACACCTATTACGAGGGCGATGATGTCGTTGTCGACGAGGGCAACAACATCGTTACGGCCCGAGACGAGATTGTCGGCAATCACAATCTCGGTAGGTTCGGGCACGGGGGGACGAAGGATCCCAACGTTGTCTATATCCGTAACGACCACCTGGCACTGGAGATAGAGCTGGTGCGGGACCCGGGCGACTTCGCAGAGGAGGTGCATGGCATCCAGCACTCGGACGGGGGGTACGAGAGAAGGAGGCGGAGGGCGCCTCACGAGGAGAACTGAGAGGCTGCATGAGGCATATTTCCACTGGCTGGTAGAGCAGGTCAGGGAAGAAGGGACGACCCACCAGGAGAAGACCTACTGGGACGTCCTGAGCCTCATGCACTCGAAGGAATTCGTGTGGATACCCAACGTGGGCAACGACGACAACCGTATCGCGGACGGGCTCGATCTCAGGATCGAGTTCTTCCACGAGAACGGGGTGAGCGGAGACAAGGGCCTGTTCGGTCCCTGCTCCGTTCTGGAGGTCATGATCGGAATCTCCCGCAGGCTCGCGTGGTTTGCGGGAGACGGGCCGGAAGGGTGGGCGTGGCAGCTCCTGAGGAACCTCGAGCTGCACAAGATGTACGACCCGCTCAGCCGCCGCAAGGCGGAGAAGGCAGACGAGATCATCGAGAAGCTGATCTGGAGGAACTACCGCAAAGACGGAGTTGGTGGGTTCTTCCCCCTGGCGTGGCCTTCCAGGGATCAGACGCAGGTCGAGATCTGGTACCAGATGAACGAGTTCATAGGAGAGATCCACCCCGAGTATTGAGAAAGGAGGTGTAGTGGATTTCCTTCAGATTCATACCAAGGAGAAAAGATCAGGCCGGGAAGAGATGTACCCGACCTTCGTAATCAGCGAGCAGG